AAACTACGCAAAAGAATGGTTTTGAAATGGAAAATCTAAACACCGACACCCAGGCCGTAGAGGTGATGGACCTGGACGAGCTGCAGGGCATCATCAATACGGAGCTGACCGATGCTGTCAGCTACATTGACACTGACCTGAGTCCTATCCGAGCCAAGGGCACCGAGTATTACCGTGGGGATTTGTTCGGTACGGAGGAAGAGGGACGCAGCCAAGTGGTGGCTATGGAGGTGCGCGATACCGTCAGCGCCATGATGCCCAGCCTGATGCGTATATTCTTCAGCACCGAGAACACAGTTGAGTTTGTGCCAACAGGTCCAGAAGACGTTGCCAACGCACAGCAGGCAACCGACTACTGCAACTTCATCTTCAACAGCGACAACTCAGGTTTCCTGACCACCTACGCCACCTTCAAGGACAGCCTGGTGCGGAAGTGCGGGATTATGAAGTGCTGGTGGGAGGAGGACGAGACTGTCCGCATTGAGGAATACTCTGGCCTTGATGACCAGACCTTGCAGATTTTGATGCAAGAGCAGACAGATGTGATGGTGATGAACACCTATCCTGACCAGATGATGGGTCAGTTGCACGATGTGCAAATCAAGCGAAAGATCAAGGGTGGGCGGGTGCGGATTATGTCCGTGCCACCCGAGGAACTGCTGCTGGACCGACGAGCCAGGTCATTTGATGACTCAGCCATCATTGCCCACCGCCAGATGGCGACAGTGGCCCAGTTGATTGAGTTGGGCTACGACGAGGACGAGGTGCGGGAGAACATCACCAGCAGCGACTTGGACACGAACGAGGAGTACCTAGCGCGTCAGCCTGTGAGTGCCTTTGGTGTGTCAGTAGAGAGCGCCAATCCCATGATGGAGCGAGTGCTGTACGTTGAGGCGTATTTGAGGATTGACTACGACAAGGACGGTATCCCCGAGCTGCGTAAGGTCTGCTGCATTGGCAGCGGCTACAAGATTATGCGGAACCTGCCAGCGTCCTACATTCCGTTCATTGACTTCCCTTGTGACCCCGAGCCACACACCTCACCCTTGGAGGCCATGTCAATATTTGACATCACGCATGACCTACAAGAGATCAAGAGCGAGATTCTTAGGAACACCCTGGACAGCTTGGCGCAGAGCATCCACCCACGGACTGCCATTGTGGAGGGTCAGGTCAACATTGAGGATGTGCTGAACAACGAAACAGGCGCAATCATCCGCATGCGAGCACCCGGCATGGTGCAGCCGTTCTCCACACCATTTGTTGGGCAGGCAGCATTCCCAATGCTGGACTACATGGACCAACTGCGTGAGGACCGTACTGGCATGAGCAAGGCGGCTATGGGCCTGAACGCTGACGCCTTGCAGTCCAGCACCAAGGCGGCAGTGGCTGCGACTATCTCAGCCAGCCAAGGCCGCATTGAGTTGATTTCTAGGCTGATGGCTGAAGGCATGAAGAAGCTGTTCAAGTCAATCCTGTTCCTGGTGACCACCCACCAGGACAAGGCTCGGATGGTGCGCCTGCGTAATGAGTTTGTGCAGATTGATCCGCGAGCCTGGAACGCTGCGATGGACTGCTCCATCAACATTGGCATGGGCAACGGAGACACCAACGAGCGCGTAGCGGCACTGATGCAGATCAGCGCCAAGCAGCAAGAAGTGCTGACCCAGCTTGGTGTGGTGAATCCATTGGTGACACCATCACAGTACAGCAGCACCTTGCGGAAGATTGTGGAACTGAACGGGTTCAAAGACCCCAGCCAGTTCTTTAACCAGATACCCGCCGACTACCAGCCGCCAGCACCACCCGCACCCAAGCCAACCCCAGAGGAGATGCTGGCGCAGGTGCAGGCTCAGAGCATCCAAGCAGACATCCAGAAGAAGGCGGCAGAACTTGAACTCAGCCGCCAGAAGATGGTGATGGACGATGACTTTGCGCGAGACAAGATGTATCAGGAAATGGCGCTTAAAAAGTACGAGCTAGAGCTGAAGTACAACACCCAGATCAGTACGGCTGAGATTACGGCTCAACAGAATATTGACCGAGAAATGCTTAAACAACAACAAACAGGAACCTTTCAATGACCGATGAAGACATCATCCGCAAGGGCAACAAGTCAGAGCTACTGCTCCAAGACGAGGTTTTTACCAATGCCCTGCAACAGCTTCAAGATATCCAGGTTTACAAGTGGAAGTCTAGCCTTCCCGATGAATCTGCAAAACGTGAGCAAGCGTGGGCGATGCTGCAAAGCATTGATATGTTGAAAACTGAGCTGAAGAAGATGATTGATAACGGTTGGGTAGAGCGTAAGAAATTGGAGCGCACCCGTAAATGAAAGGAACTGAAACATGGATAATTTAAATATTGCCAATGCGGCAAGTGCAATTGACGCGATGTTGCCATCGGAAGGTGGAGACCAACAGGACGTTGAGTTGCAGGAAGAGTTGACGCAAGTTGACTCAGCGGCTCCAGAGGAGGAATTGCAAGACTCCGATGGGGAACAGCCTGATGAGGATGAGGCCGAGGAGGAGGAGGACAAGCCACCCGTATTCACCGTCAAAGTTGACGGCAAGAATGTCGAGGTCACGCTTGAAGAACTCCAAAAGGGCTACAGCCGAGAAGCAGACTACACCCGCAAGACTCAGCAAGTGTCTGAAGAACGAAGGGCGTTCCAGGCAGAGGCTGAACTTGTGCGGACGGAGCGCCAGCAGTATGCTCAGTTACTGGGTTCATTGCAGGCTCAACTTCAGCAAAACGCTGCGCCTAAACTTGATATGGATCGTCTTTATAGCGAAGACCCAATCGAGTGGGTGCGGCAAAAGGAACTTGCAAGAGATGCGGAGAAAGTACACGCTGCCATCGTCTCAGAAAAGCAGCGACTCTCTCACATCCAGGCGCAAGAGCAATACCAGTCTATGCAGGCACACCTCGCACAACAGCAAGATGCCATGCTAAAAGCCATCCCTGAGTGGAGCAATCCAGACAAGGCGAAGGCTGAAAAGACGTTGCTTATCGAGTGGGGACAGAAGCTAGGCTTTTCCTCCGACGAGCTGAAGAATATTTTTGACCACCGTGCTGTCGTTGCGCTGCGTAAGGCTGCGCTGTACGACCAGATGATGACCAAGAGGGGCAACATCAGGCCAGCGGTCAACAATGGGCCTAAACCCGCCAAGCCAGGTGCAGCGGGGAGAATGGATAACATAACTGACTCTAGAAGGTCTCAACAACGTCTTGCTAAAACTGGTCGCGTCAACGATGCGGCTTCCGCAATTGAACACTTATTGAGGTAATTCAAAATGGCTATCGTAAGCAATACATTCACCACATACTCTGCCAAGGGTATCCGTGAAAATCTCAGCAACATCATCTACAACATCTCACCAGAGGAGACGCCTTTCCAATCCAACATTGGAAAAGACAGTGTGCAAAACACGCTGTATGAGTGGCAGACCGATTCACTCCAAGCTGCGGCAACCAATGCTCAGCTTGAGGGTGATGACATTGGCACGTATGACCCTGTTACCGCAACCGTGCGGATGCAGAACTACTGCCAGATCAGCCGCAAAACGGTTGTGCTGTCAGCCACTGAGGAGGTTGTCAACAAGGCCGGACGTAAGTCTGAGTTGGCCTATCAGTTGGCTAAGAAGGGCGCTGAGTTGAAGCGTGACATGGAATTGGTGATGGTTCAAAGCCAGATCGCAAGTGCAGGTAGCACCAGCGCCGCCCGTACCACTGGCTCTGTCCTGGCCTTCATCAAGACCAACACTGATACAACTGGAACTGACCCATCCTACACAACGCTGCCAAACAGCTTGCGTACCGATGGCACTGTTCGGACCTTCACTGAAACCATTCTCAAGAATGTGATTCAAAAGACCTGGACCAGTGGCGGTACACCGAAAATCCTGATGACAGGCCCGGTGAACAAGCAGCGCGTTAGCGGATTTGCAGGCATTGCTGCAACCCGCTACAACATCGAAGGTGGCGCTAAGCCTGCCACTATCGTGGGGGCCGCAGACGTTTATGTCAGCGATTTCGGAAACGTGACCGTGGTTGCAAACCGTTTTCAACGCGAGCGTGATGCGCTGGTGCTGGATCCTGAGTACGCCTCTGTTGCCTACCTGCGTCCTTTCCAGCAGATGGAACTGGCGAAGACGGGTGACGCTGAGAAGCGGCTGCTGATTGTTGAGTACGGTCTGAAGATCACAAGTGAGAATGCTCACGGTCTTGCTGCCGACTTGATAACGTCCTAAACGGAGGGGTGGGCCAGGGAAACTTGGTCCACCTTCAAAAGATGGAAACACGAATCTTTGACAAAGACGAGACAACAGGCATCACCAGGCTCTGGCATTACAACCCATTGACCGATGAGGCAACCATTGAGACTCAGCAAGATGTCTCCAATGTGGTGGAAGAGAACAAGGACCAGTTCAACGCTACCGACAACAAGGCCAATTGGACGGGTGAGTGGCACAAGGTGGCCTCCATCCCACTCAACATCTATTACGAATTGCAGTCTAGCGGCAAGATCACAGATCAGGCTTACATGAAACGCTGGCTCAATGACCCCGACAACAGATTCTTCAGAACACGACCAGGACAAGTATGACAATTATTGCGGTTTGCACTCCAGCGCGTGACATGGTTCACACCCAATACGCCTATTGCTTGGTCAATATGGTGGCCTATCACGCCTGCAACACCGATGACCGCATTGACCTGAAAATCATGCAGGGTACGCTGATACAGAACCAACGCGCAGAGCTGGCGCTGGACGCCATGCGAGAGGGCTGCAGCCACATCCTGTTCATTGACTCTGACATGACCTTCCCGCAGGACATGATCCAGCGGCTGATGGCACATGACCTTGACATCGTGGCAACCAACTGCGCCAGACGCAGGATGCCAACAGGCCCGACTGCCAAGGTTGGCAACAAGCTGGTGTACAGCACCTTGGAGGACCACGGTCTGCAGGAGGTGGACACCATTGGCATGGGCGTTATGCTGATCAAGGCAGATGTCTTCAAGAAGATGTCCGAGCCTTGGTTTGAGACGCCTTGGCGAACGGACAAGCGTGGCTACGTTGGTGAGGATGTCTTCTTCTGCCTGAAGGCTAAAGAGATTGGGTATAAAATCTACATTGATCACGATGTCTCTCGGGAAATAGGTCATGTAGGCACCTTTGAATTCCGACATGAGCACACATGGGTGGTCAAAGACCTGCAGGACAAGGAGGCATAAATGGCACTCTCCACCTACGCCGAGCTGAAGACATCAGTTGCGGATTGGCTCAATAGATCAGACCTGACGGCGGCAATTGCTGACTTTGTGACTCTTGCTGAGTCGCAAATTGAGCGCGTCCTGCGTACCAGGAATATGCTTACCCGTGGGACGGGGAACATTACCGCCGAGTACAACGCGCTGCCATCAGACTTTCTTGATGGCCTGACGCTGAAGCTGACGGGAACTAACCCCATCACGCCACTCCAGTTTGAGACACTCAACAGCCTGGACCAGATGCAAAACACTACTTATGTGTCTGCTGGCAAGCCACTGTTCTACGCCATCATTGGCAGCAACTTTCGCGTCCTTCCGGTGCCTGACAGCACCTATGCGTATGAGTTGGACTACTACGCCAAGCTCGCCAAGTTGAGCGTCAGCAACACAACCAACTGGCTGCTGACTCAGGCACCAGACATCTACCTGTACGGCTCACTGCTGCAAGCTGCACCCTACTTGCAGAATGACGAGCGCATACCTGTTTGGGTGGCGCTGTACACAAAGGGCATTGATGACCTACGCCTTGCTGACAACAGGTCCAATCAGGCAGGAACTATGCTCGCAAGGGCAAGAACACTAGGATAAATCATGGCAGATACCACCACCACAAACCTCTTACTGACCAAGCCAGAAGTAGGTGCAAGCACAGACACTTGGGGTACTAAGGTCAACGCTGACCTTGACCTGGTGGACGCACTGTTTGCAGCGGCTGGCACAGGCACATCAGTTGGCCTGAATGTCGGCGCTGGTAAGACGCTGGCAGTTGCCGGGACGCTGACTGCCACAGGCACTACCAACCTGACATCACCAGCAGCCACCACCAGCCTCACAACGCCATCCACCACCTTTGCCTTGGTCAACACCACGGCAACCACCGTCAACCTGGCTGGCGCTGCTACAGCCGTGAATATCGGTGCTGCCACTGGCACTGCCACTGTTAACAACACGACACTTGCGGCAAAGGCTATCACTGCCAGCACCACACTGGCGGTGACAGGCGCATCTACCCTGACAGGGGCTGTAGGCGCACCCGGCGGTGTGACAGGTCCAATCACATCCAGTTCTGCAACCATCACTGGTGGCAGCATCACAGGCATCACTGACCTGGCAGTGGCTGACGGTGGCACAGGAGCATCGACAGCAGCCGCAGCACTCAACAATCTGCTGCCATCACAGACATCTGCCGCCAACAAGTACCTGCAGTCCGATGGCACCAATGCTTCATGGGATGCAGTCACAGTCTCAACTGCTGACATCACAGGCACATTACCAATTGCCAATGGCGGTACAGGCCAGACCAGCTTCACCAATGGTCAACTACTCATTGGCAATAGCACAGGCAACACGCTGACACCAGCGACACTCACTGCTGGCTCTGGTGTGACCATCACCAACGGCAGCGGTGCCATTACCGTTGCATTTACAGGCCCAGGCGCTGGCTCAGTCACCAGCGTGGATGTCTCCGGTGGCACCACAGGATTGACCACAAGCGGTGGGCCTATCACTGGCTCTGGAACCATTACCTTGGCAGGTACGCTGGCAGCAACCAATGGTGGTACGGGCTTAACAGCAGCAGGCACTGTTGGAAACGTGCTGACAAGCACTGGCTCAGCTTGGGCGTCTACGGCTCCAGCTTCATTTACACAGGTTTACCCCGGCGCGGGTGTTGCCGTCTCTACAGGTACAGCTTGGACAACGAGCAAAGCAACCCCAACAGGTGTGATTGTTGGCGACACAGACACCCAGACCCTGACCAACAAGACGCTGACAGCACCAACAATTGCATCAGCCAACCTAACAACCGCCTTGACTTTAGCGGGTGCAGCAGGGACTAGCGGACAAGTGCTGACAAGTGCGGGTTCTGGCTTGCCTACTTGGTCGGCGGTTACTTCGGGTAGCTTTGGCACTGATTTGTCTTTTGTCGATTACACATTGACTGTTGCCAGCGCATTGTCAGCTACTCCCTCGCAAGTTACGCTGCAAGCGGTTTCTTTGGATGGTGTCAGCGAGTTATTAATTATTGGTGGGTCAAGTTCGGCGCATGCTGTTGTCTACAACACCAACACGGCTACATTTGGTACGCCAGTTTTGGTTAGAACTGCTAATTTATCTACTACGCAAAATATTGGTTTAGCAAAAATATCATCAACAGCGGTTTTAGTTTGTTCGTTAGTTAGTAGCAGTACGGCACTTGAAACCGTTGTTTTAACGGTAAGCGGCAGCACTATCACAGTTGGCACGGCTCTGGCTACAACTTTAGCGGGAGTGAGCCAATTATTTGAAGCAAACACTCGATTAGTAACAGTGGGTTCGAGCTACGTTCTAAACTACTCAACAAACGCAGATCAATTTCCAAAATTTCGGGCAATTACAGTCAGCGGTTCAACTCCATCAATCGGCGCAGAGTTATCGTTTGCTGGGGGCGCAAGTAATTCTTACCACCATTCCTATGCTCACAGCGCATCAATTTTGTTGCATTTTAGTTCAACCTCAACTACCGTTTACGCTTTGCCGATTACAGTCAGCGGAACAACATTGACGGCGGGGACACAAGCCACGGTTACATGTAATACGCAGGCGTTTGTTACTGGCATTTTGAGTAATAGTAGATACGCTTTATTTTTCCTAAATACAACCGGGCGCGGTGCGGTTGTGTCTGTTACCGGGTCTGTTGCGAGTATTTCAACTGCCGCGACAACAGTCACATCTAGTAGTTGGGACCCTGCGATGCAGGTGTTTGATAATCAGGCAATGGTGAAAAGCGGAATAAACAATGAAAAAATAGCTGTTATCACTGACACGGCGGGCGTGGCAACAGTTGGGACAGAATTGTCAAACAACGACCTATTTGTAGGGTTTTTAAGCACGGGCAAAGTGCTTGTTTCATCAGCTACTATTGGTGAAAACAGTTATAAACAATTTGGAATTTCAGCGGGTAACCCGGTACTGGAAAAAACATTTGCAGGTACTTTCGGTACAACAGTCACTACTGCGGTAGGTTCTACGCCGTACGGTAATCCTTTATCTGGGCTACCACAAAGCGGGAGTAATAAATCGCCGGTTTTAAGAACAACAGCGGGTAAGATGGCTGTTGCGGGAGGCGCAAGGGCTTTCGTATCAACTATTGACGGCACATCCCCCGGAAAACTTCAACAGGGGGCAAATCCGTTTACATCTTTTAACGACGGAATATCTGATGCTGTTGCGTGGGGTTTGCCAACTACACAATCAGGAACTTCAACAACATTGCAGATTAGGAAAGTGACCTTGGTATGAAAAAAATTATCACTGCTGCGGGTAAATTTGGCCCCTACGAGTCGGTCGAGGTGCTGGAAGACCGCTACCGGGTTGATGGCCCGTCTGACTTACCCTTTACGGTTATTGGTCAGGGCGAGATTACTGAGGCTGTAGACGGGGATTTTCCGCCGCCGCCTTATGTTGCGCCCGAGGTGGTGGAAGCCCCAGCACCGACCAAAGATGAACTGTTAGCTGAAATTGCAACCCTAACAGCCAAGATACAGGCTCTGTCGTGAGCGAGATAGACATCCGATTGACGAGCCACGAGGCCGTTTGTGCAGAACGGTATGCACAGATCAACGCTCGGCTCAAGCGGCTTGAGGGCGTGATTATGAAGACCACGGGTGTCTTGATCGTCAGTATGTCAGCCATCGTCTACGCTTCACTGACCATTGGGCGATGAAGTGGACTTCTTCGATGTTCTCGCAAAAGCCTGGCCCATACTGCT